TGGAAATGGGTCTCAGACAAATCCATCTTTCCCTAACGGACCAGACATCCTAACAATTACAGCAACAAACCTCGGTTCAGGTGCTGCAAACATTCTTGCTAGAATTTCATGGACTGAAGCACAGGCGTAGGAGAAAAAATGCCAGACTATACAACGTTATCGAGTCAAGTAGACTTATTTAAAACAAAAGTAACTGCTCTGGCTTCAACAACCCTAGATGCAAATGATTTAGTTCTTATAGCATCAGCTTTAGACACTTTGGCAAAATCAATGGGCGTTAATGATATCTTAGCAGTCACAAATGAAAGAATTGCTGCTATAACTGCGGCAAAAGATGCAGCAATAGCATCAATTAACACTTCTGTAAATGGAACAAGATTAACAGATCTTGAAGAAACAGCAACCGAGTATGAAACAAGAATTTATGCTGTAGAAAATTATGTAAATACCGCAGGTGGAAACATATCTGCGCTTTCATCATTAGTAACAGCGCTAGATTCATCTATTACCCCAAACGTAATGAAAGCTTGGACAACAGTAACTGCTAACTACCAGGCTTTAGTAAGAGACAGACTTCTTGTGGTTCCCGCAGAAGGAATGATTATAACCTTGCCAGCTGCACCAGTTGCTGGAGATACAATTAGATTTTTAGATGCTGCAGGTACTGCAGGAACAACTAATTTTACAATAGCAAGAAACGCAAAGCCAATACAGTCTTTGTCAGAAGACTTAATTGTTGATGTTGCCTCAGCATCATTTGATTTAGTATATTACGATAACGCAACAGGATGGAGAATAGCATAATGTCAAATTTAAAAACGATACTTGGCGGAGGTAGCACAACCGCAACAAGCGCAGCAACAAACCTTACTATCCCTATGACAGAGCTAATTCCTGGACCACTACCTACATTTGCTACATGGCAATGGTATTGGGGAGATTCAAATGAAAATAATGGCGGATACCAGGTTTATGATAGCGGCTTGAATATGATTTCATCACAAAAAGCAGGATCAACACACTCAGACACTGGAGACGTAAACATTTCTGCTAGATGGACAATCTACGGTAATGGTAGAGCAGAAATTATGACAGGTGATCAAAATAATGGTCAAGGTGGATCTTCAGGACAAGCCTATTGGACACAATCAAACTATACATCAAACTCAGAAGCATATGGTAATATGGGATGCTGGTCAAATGGACAATGGGGTAGTGCACACTTTAGATTCCCAACATATAATGCGGTTGGAAATACTTTTGCAAGAAACCCTTCCTACTTTGGTCCTTATAAAGCTAGAACTGGCGTAGTTATTTGCAAAGAGGGCGTAAGACCAAGATATAGTATCTGGCAAGATAATGCTGATATTCGTTTCCATATTCGTGGAGTTGCAGAGTCAAACGGCGGCTATATTGATAGAATTTCTAATATATCAAGTGCAACCTATTCAACATGGGGAAGCATTGGTAGTGGTTATGGACAGGTTGGATATAACGACAGAACTAGAACATTTGTTTTGATTGAATCAACAACCAATAACACTAATAGAATACACGTATGGAAAAACCTAAATGATGGCAGAAGCCTTCAAAGCCCATTAATGGGTGCAGGATATGCTCACAACTTCTTTGCAGAAGCAAAGTCAGGCGGAACCAATGGGGTCAAAGCTTCATATCGATTCTATGATTTTACATGGGCGTCAGGCGGATCAACACAGGCAGAGCCTACATACAGGAAAAGAGTAATTGTTGGAGACAACGGTATAATTGGAATGTCTAGAATGTGCCAACAGGGCAATGCAACAGAGTATGCGACACTAGATTTAGTTTCAGCTACACCAGGAGCTTCTGCTACGGCTCAATTAAATACCGCTTCTTATCGTCGTATGGGAAATACAACCTCATATGGAATTGATCAGGGTGACAGATACGGAATGAACCATAATATAACTTGGGACAATTCGGTTGTAGCATGCTACGCTCCATATTACTACTATGGTTCTGGAATGCATGCTTATTACATTGATACTTATAACCCAACACGTACATTTGTTTCTGAAAATAACTCATCTACTAATGGATGCTCAATAGTTCCAATTGGAGAAGGTTCATTTATGTGGAGAGCAAATGAGTGGAATATGGACAGCGGACAAGGATTTAGAATGGCCTGGCTACCAATAAAGCAAATGTTTACAAACTTAAAAGATCAAAATGGTTCAGCAATTTCATTAAATGCAACTATTAACCCAGAGCTAACGGGAAGCAATGGCTACATGTTTGATTCGTTTTATAATAGCACTCAATACGGAGCGCTACACGTTATGGATAGATGGGTAACAACATGAGTAAAAAAATTACATTTGACGGATCTTTTCCAAGATTTTCCGAAGACGGCGAATACGAAACAGCGCTAGATACAAATCTTATACATAGATTTTATTTAGATGGAGAAGAACTAAAAGACAAGTACCCTGGAAAAACCGACGAGGAAATTGTCGAAATAGAGTTGGCGGCACATGAACAAAGGTTGGCCGATAACGCTGCTCAAAACGCAGCGATAGCAGCCGAAAGAGAAGCACAGCAATAAAAAAATGGAAAAGTGTATAGGCGTCCTAAAAGACATTATGGTATACTTTACTAACAAGGAGATATAAAAAATGCCAGATTATTCAAGTTTATCAAGCCAGGTCGACCTATTTAAGACAAAGGTCACGGCCCTATCAAGCTCAACGCTAAACTCTCAAGACCTAGTCTTTTTAGCAAAAGCGTTAGAATCAATGGGCAATCTTCTAGGAGTTAACGATATTGTTTCTGCTACATCATCGAAGGTAACAGAAATTCAAACAGCTTCTTCGGGAGCCGTTGCAAGTGTTAACACAGCAGGGTCTACACAGATCGTTGCGGTTAACTCGGCTGGAGTAGCAAATGTTGCAGCCATCCAATCTTCGATAGATAACTACACAATTTATACAAACATGGGAGTAATTTAATATGGCAACAGTAAGCTTACCAAGCAGATTTTATGCAGACACAATTCCTGCATCAGAAACATCAGTTTATACAACACCAGCAGCACAGATTGACGTTGTTACATCTTTAACATTTGACAATCTAACAAATGCAACAAGAACAGTAACACTAAAGATGGCAGGAAAGTTCTTTGTAAAGGCCTTAGATGTTCCACCACGTGCAATTATTGTTCTTGACGTTAAGCAAGTTCTTAACACAGCAGAGACTATTCAGATAAGCGCAGACGCTGCGGACTCTATCTCAGTATTTATCTCTGGCGTAAAAATCAATCAAGTATAATTTAACTATTTAAGGGAGAACTAAAATGGCAGTAAATACAACAACAAACCAAGTCTATATACCAGGTTTTGAAACAAACATTCAAAACGTGGTTACTCCACTTGCTAATACAACAGCAACTGCCATTACAACGTTACAGAGCGGAATCCCAAATCAATTTGCAAGCATACTTGGAAAATTTCCAAGTGCTTCTACTTCAAGAGATAATACAGAGCCTTCTCCCTACCCACTTTTTGCTATCTGGACAAACCAGGATAACTCTAGAAAAGCGGGATACTCTGTAATTAACTCTGAAATGCAAGTTGTTGCAACAAGTAGATTAAATAACCGTCAAGGTGGATGGACAGATGTAGATCTTTCCGACCTCAGCAACTGGTACGAAGATTATAGAGGACAAACTTATACTAACGGTAACCCAACTTCTAACAACTGGAGCACACATTCAGGCGGCGGAACAAACATGAATGGCCATGAAGGCAACATGCTATACAGCTTCCAGGTTTTCGGCAACTACGGAGGCACACAGTTTAATAGACAAGGCGACTGGGGACAATTTACATCAAGAAGCGGAACAATTATTGGTGCAAGAGGAGTTCGACCAAGAGCCAGCCACTACTCAACAGATTCAACTTTTCAGATAAGACTGAGAGGTCAAGTTTACGGATATCTTGATCAAGTTAACCTAAACTCAGCAACATACGCAAATTGGGCTGGACGATCAAATCGTGGAATGTCATCATACAACGACAGAACAAAAACATTAGCAGTAGCTGAATCAAATACAGCAAATCAAATTCGCTTACACATTTGGAGAAACACAAACCCTCTACATAATTTAAATGCTAATAACTATGAGGCTGGAGACCTTCATAACTTCTTATCAGAAGCAAAGACGGCGGGGCCTTCAGGAACAACAGCTAGATATTCATTCTATGATTTCACATGGACATCATCTGGTTCAACACAAAATGAGCCTTCTTATGTAATGAGACTTATCATGGGAGACAATGGAACAATTGGTTTTTCAAGAAATTCTCAGCAAGGAAACGCTCATCAATATGGATGGTATATTCCAACAAACCCAGGAACCCCTGGTAACTCTGGAACTGGAGCATTTACAGATAGCGGATCAAACCTAGCAAACACTACTTCATATGGCATTGATCAAAGAGACGGTGCTGGAATTAGAACAAATATTTCATGGGATAATAACTGGATCATTTCCTATGCCCCTTATTACTACTACCACTCTGGAATTAATTGTCACGCTATTTACACACAAGATCCAACAAAGTTCTACTACTGGAGAAATACAGACCAAACTAATGGTTTGTCCCCAGTACCATTTGGAGAAAGTTCTTTCATCATGTGTTACTCAGTACAAAACGGAGACACACCTGGGCCTCATTTATACTATGCAAACCCACAAGCTGCTTTTGAAAATGGATACAGAAATGATGGAACCACTGTTGCAAACGCTGGAGATCTTCAACCATTCAACGTAAACATGCACTATATGTTTGATTCAATGTCTAATACAACACAGTACCCACACATTTCAGTAATGCCACACTGGACAACGGTCTAAGGAGAAAAAATGAGCGAAAATACAACAGCAACAACAACATCACAGATAATTCACCCAGGACTTGAAGATTCAATCAGATCTATTATTACACCTATAGTAGCTGCAAACAACACTGCGCTTACAGCAACTACATCAACAATTGCTGCAAGCATATCTACTCTTTCAGGTAAGATTGCATCACCATTAATATCAAGAAACAATAACGAAGTTTCTCCTTATCCAACATTTGCTATATGGACAAACGATAATAACAATAAAGCTGGATTTAATATTATTAACTCAGATTTCCAATCAATTGGTTCAAATTCTATGCCAGGATGGTTTGGAGGCTATCAGGATCCAGATCTTAATTCAATGCCTAACTGGTATGAAGATCACCGTGGACAAACTTATACACAGGGAAATCAGTCATCTGGACAAAACACAACATACTCTGCAAACTCTACAGTTGCAGGATCTGCAGACGGACATAATTATTACAGACCAAATCTTCACGGAGGATTTGCTGGAAACTGGATGAATCATTTTGGTCAACATGGACAGTTTACTACACGATGCGGAACAGTAATCGGAGTAAGAGGAGTTAGACAAAGAGTAAGCCACTGGTCAAATGATGCAGAATTTCAAGTAAGATCTAGAGGTATGGTAACAGGCTATTACGATAGAGTCTCTTTAAATAACGCTGCTTACGCAACTTGGGCGGGACGCACAAACCGTGGAATGTCATCATACAACGATAGAACTAAGATGCTTGCTGTTGTAGAATCAACTACCACAGGAAATAACATTCGTTTACACGTATGGAGAAACACTAGCCTTAGCTTAAATGATTTTTCTCACAAGCCAGGAACGCTTCATAAGTTTTTATCAGAAGCTAAAACAGCAGGTCCTTCAACAGGAAACCAACTAAGTACTAATAAGAATTACGCATTCTATGACTTTACATGGACGTCACCTGGCTCAACAAGAAATGAGCCAGCCTACCACATGAAGATAATTCTGGGAGATAGTGGAGTAGTTGGATTCTCAAGATACAGCCACGATGGAAATGCTCAAAAATATGGATACTTCTTACCAACATCGCAAGGCACTGCAGGTAACTCAGGAATCGGAACATTTACAGATACCAACATTGATCTAGGAAATACAACATCATACGGTATTGATCAATCTGAGCACTTTGGACAAAGACACCAGATTACTTGGGATAATGAGTGGGTTGCAACATACTCACCTTACTACTACTATGAGTCTGGAATTAATTGTCACATTATTAATACAATCGATCCAACTAAACTGTTCTACTTTAGAGTAACAAACTCAGGCTCAGGACACGGGCTTGTTCCATTCAAAGAAGATAAATTTATAACCATATACTCCGAACAAAATGGAGACACACCTGGACCACATCTGTATGTAGTAGACCCAGGCTCTGCAGGAAAAAATTTAAGAAGAACTAATGGAACAACTCTATCGTTTGGCGGAGACCTTCAGCCACACAACGTAGTAAGTCACTATCAATTTGATACACATGGAAGCACTACCCAATATCCGCATATAGTAAGTATGCCACATTGGTCAAACCCGTAAGGAAAAGGAGAAAGAAATGAAAATAAAGTTCTGTGGACCACAAAATGTTGTCGCAATTGACGTAGATGGGGATCATGAAGTTGTTGAAACAAAGCTAATTCATAGATTTAGCCTAGTCAACGGAGAAGTTGTAGACAAGTATCCAGGAAAGACAGATCGTGAGATCACTGAAATTGAATATGCAGAGGCTACTGCAAGAGTAGTAGCAGCACAAGAAGCATGGGATGAAGATGAGTCTGAGCACAAGGGGCCAAGACCAGAAAACTTGCCACCGCTACGTGCTCCAGAGGAGGACTAATAATGCCAATAACAAGCGTACCTCAACAGGTAACACCAGGTCTTTGGACATACACATACCTTCAAGCACCTCTTAACGGACAAGCTCGTCCATATCTAAATGTGCCTTCAGCACAGCTAGATCTTGGAACAATTGCCGCTTCAGGAGTTGCAACATGCAACTTAGCACTTGCTAACGTATTTAAGATGGTTGCAGGCGGAAACTGCACAGTAGCATTTAGCAATATTCCAGCAACAGGAACAGAGCCAAAAGCACAATTCTGGCAACTAGAAATTAAAACTGGTGGTAGCTATACAATCACATGGCCAGCATCAATTAAATGGGATGGTGGAGGAGCTTCTAACGTAGCACCACTTCTATCTACAAACACAACCGTTCTTAACTTTATGACAAGAGACGGTGGCACAACAATATTCGGTGCATACGCATTCGCTGATTTGAACGTTTAAAGGAGACAATATGTACGCCATAGTTGAAGACAAAAAAGTGGTCAAGGTTGGCGCACTATCTCAGTTATTTCCAAATCTTTCTATACCTCAATCGGTAAACGAAAAAGAGTTTGCAAAAGAAAACGGGTTACTAGAAGTAGTAACACCAGAGTTTGATGATTTCCAAGAAAAGATTGTACCTTGTGAACCATTTATTAAAGATGGCAAGGTATACTCAGTAGAAGTACAGAAGATGTCAGATGAAGAAAAATCAGATAACGTAAATGCACATATTAGTTTTGAGCTAATGTCTACAGCATGGGTCGAGACAGACCCAGATATGGACAAGAAATCTCTTGATGAATGGAAAGAATATAGAAAGAAGATTTCTTCTTTTAAAAACAACAAAGATGTATCTGAGATTACATGGCCTAAAAGACCAGCAGTAGAATTAGTGAAAATAATGGAGGAAGATCCAATTGCTTAGTAATAACATTATTTTTAGAAGAAATAGATTCACAACAACTGGATTACAGCTATGGCTAGATGCCGCACTCCCATCAACAATTACAAGAGACGGACTTGGAAAAGTATCACAATGGAATGACAAGTCAGGTCTAGGACGTAATTGCGTTCAAGCAACAGCAGCAGCACAACCAACATTTCAAGAAACAGGTATAGCAGGATTGCCTGCAGTTAACTTTGACGGAGCAGATGATTTCCTTCCATTTTCAGATCAGACCCTATCATGGATTGCTTCATCTTCTTTTACAGTTATTTATGTTGCATCAAAGCCAGCAAATGCAAACACGTATGTAATTGGCGGAACAAACTCAGGAACAAGAAATAATCTTATTGCTGGGTACGTATCCGCAAACACATTTAAGTTTGGCTTTGGTAATGATGATCAGAATGCTATTGTTACAGTAGGAACAGTCGGAACACCAGAAATTTACACACTTGTTTATAGCAATGCTGATAACTCACGCAGAGTTAGAAGAAATGGGGCTGACGTTGCAGTCGGTGCTTCTTCAGGCGGACTTACAAGCATGACAGGACAAGTAATAGGAAGATACTCTGCAACATTCGGAGCATTTAAGTTAGGCGAACTATTAATTTATAACAGAGCTCTTACAGTAGGCGAATACATCTCAATCGAAAGAGATCTTATTTCTAAATGGGCAATTAGCTAGGAGATCAAATGGCATATAATCCAAACAGATTTATTGGGCCAGTACTTCTAAGCACAACAAATACAAACCTTAAAACATTTACCAATAAGGCAATTGTTAAAAGTATATTCACAGCAAATACATTCAATGGACCAATTGCATTTAGCCTTTATTTAGTCCCAGTTGGACAGACCCCAGGACTGGCAAATAGAATTTTTGGTGACGTTCTTCTTGGAGAAAATACATCAAGATCAACAGAGACTACGCTAATTGTTAATGCTGGAGAGTCTATCTGGGCCTCCGCAAATGTTACTGGTGGAGTAAGTATCATGGTTTCTGGGGTAGAAATAGTTTAAAAGCTAAGCAATGAAAGGCTCAAATAGTAAGCCTTACAAAGGCTTATAACCCTGAGAATGGTATAATTTAAAAATGCCAGGAAATACAACACCTAAAGTATTCAGATATCCGACATTAGACATGTCGCCCGATGTCCCAAGAGACCTTGGCTATTTAGCAACAGACATAGATAATTATTTAACAAACAATCCAGGACCTACAGGACCACAAGGTCCAGCGGGTCCACAAGGTGCACAAGGCCCACAAGGTATTCAAGGCCCTAAAGGTGATACAGGCTTAACAGGTTTACAGGGAAACACAGGAGCAGCAAGTACTGTCCCAGGACCGCAAGGAAACCCTGGCGTTAAGGGTGACACAGGTTTGCAAGGACCTAAAGGTGACACAGGTGAACAGGGTCCACAGGGTATACAAGGCTTGCAAGGTCCACAAGGCTTACAAGGCGTTAAAGGTGATACAGGAACAGCATTAACAATTCTTGGAAACTATGCAACACCATCTGCATTTACTTCAGCTAATTTAGTTGGAGCCGCAGGCGATGCTTGGTTAATTCTTTCAACTGGCGTACTTATGGTTTGGGATACAGTAACAAGTTCATGGTTTGATGCAGGAGCTCTTCAAGGCCCAGCAGGACCAACAGGAACAACAGGTCCACAAGGTTTGCAGGGAATACAAGGACTTAAGGGCGACAAAGGCGATCAAGGTGAGCAGGGGCCAGTTGGTCCACAAGGTAACACAGGATTGCAAGGCCTACAAGGAATTCAAGGCATACAAGGTTTACAAGGTTTGCAAGGCCTTAAGGGTGATCAAGGAAATGAAGGAAGCAAAGCAACTTTTTCTATTACAGCCGCAACTCCTCCTGCAAATCCAGTAAATGGACAAGCCTGGTTTAATTCAGACAACGGAAGAAGTTATACATACTACGACTCTTACTGGGTAGAAACTGGATCTTCATTGTCTGGCCCCCAAGGACCTAAAGGCGATACAGGAGATCAGGGAATTCAAGGCCCGCAAGGAGTTGCTATAAATCTTAAAGCATCTTCTTTAACTGTTGCAGCATTGCCTTCAACAGGAAACGTTGTAAACGATGCAAGAATTGTAGAAGCAGATGGTGATCTTTATATTTGGGATGGTACATCTTGGACTTCAGCAGGACAGATTGTTGGACCACAAGGTCCACAAGGTATCCAAGGACCTAAAGGTGATACAGGAAATCAAGGTATTCAAGGCATTCAGGGCCTCAAGGGTGACAAAGGCGATACTGGAGAGCAAGGCATACAGGGAATACAAGGGCCTACTGGTTTAACTGGCAATACTGGCCCACAGGGCGCACAGGGAATTCAAGGTGTAAAAGGTGACACTGGAGATGTAGGACCAGCGGGTACAAGCCAGTATGTAAGTAAATTAGGAAACAATAATATTTCATTAACACCTTCAGTGCCAAATACAAGCATGACTTTGGTTACAACAGGTACTCAAAACTTAGCTTTAATGTCATCGCTATCTAGAATAAGCACTGGATCCAATAACATTGCAATGGGAGTTCTTGCTGGGTTTGCAATAGAAACTGGTTCCAATAACATAGCAATCGGTAATACATCAATGTCTGGACTTCCAGAAGATATTCCATATGACAAATCTGGTAATTACAACATAGGTATAGGTCCTGGTACATTAGATCTTGTTCATGGATCCTTTAACACAGCAATAGGAAGAGCAGCAGGAAATTCATTAACTACTGGAGATAATAATATTATTTTGGGCAACTTGTCAAACCCATCATCAGCAACAGTTTCAAATGAGATAACACTTGGCAATGACGCTATAGACAGATTTAGAATTCCAGGACTAGGAATAGACTGGACATCTTCTACAAAACCAGGATCTCCTTCAGGTTATACAAAAATAGGTACTGTTACTTCAAATTCTGGCACCACTGTTTCCTTTACTGGGCTAAGCGGTTATAATAAATATTTACTAGTGTGGAGCGGAGTTTATTCAGGCAGTGCTTTTACTATCCCTATTATAAGATTAAATAATGCCTCAACTAACCATGAGTTTATATACTCTGTTGCATATAATAGCTCTTCAATACCAGCATTAACAAATTGGTCGTTCAAAGGAACAAATGCTGGAAGCGTTGGAAATGTTTTAGGAACACCAAATGCTTCAGGATATGTTTACATAGATGGTGCAAATACAACATCTGGGATATCATTTTATGGATCTTCTGGTGGAAAGTGGTCAGATGCGAACAGTTCTGGAATGGGTACATTTGCAGGAGTTTATACGGGATCCGCAAAGGTTACTTCAATAGTTGCCGCTACAAATGATGGAGCATCTTATTCAAGTGGAACTTGGGTTTTGTGGGGAGCACAATAATGAGCGATATTATAGAATTTAATTACGAGACTGGTGAGACAACAATACGTGAGTATACAGAGGCAGAAATATCAGTAAATGAAGAGGTCTCTATTCAGGTAGATGAAATTCTTTCGCAGATTCCAGTTGCCGACCAATCGGTTGTTGACAACTTACAGTCTGCTATAGACAAGCTAACCTCTTTAGGCTTAACAGAAGCCGAAGCAAAAGCAATAGCTGGAATAAGGGAGATATAATGGCAATCGATTTTCCAAATAGCCCATCGTTGAATCAATTATTCACCGCTGGTGGAAGCACATGGATTTGGGACGGAATTGCATGGACCCTTCAAAGAATTACAACAGGTGCTCAGGGACCTCAAGGAGAAGTGGGTCCACAAGGGCCTGTAGGGCCTGTAGGGCCACAAGGAACATCTATTAATGTTAAAGCATCAGTAGTAAATGTAGCTGCCCTACCAACAACTGGCAACAGCTCAAACGATGCAAGAATTGTACAGTCCGATGGAGATCTATATATATGGGGCGGCACATCTTGGACATCCGCTGGCCAGATCGTTGGCCCAGAAGGCCCACAAGGTATTCAAGGTCCTAAAGGAGATACTGGAGACACTGGTGCAACTGGAGCTTCAGGCGGAATAACTTTAGCCGTTACAAACTCGGGATCTGGTTCATATACAATTAATGGTTCTGCTAATCCAACTTTATCTTTTATTCGGGGGCATAGATATGTAATTAATGTTAATGCAGTCGGACATCCGTTTTGGATTCAAACAGTTTCAGGTGCATATAGCGCAGGAAATGTTTATTCTACTGGAGTAACATTATCTTCAGGAACACGGGATAATGGAACAATTATATTTGAAGTTCCATTTAATGCCCCTCAACTTTATTATGCTTGCGAATACCACTCATCAATGGCTGGCTCTATTACAGTTTCTAATTTAGGTCCACAAGGTATCCAAGGACCAAAAGGTGACACGGGAGAACAAGGTATTCAGGGAATACAAGGCTTAACTGGTAACACAGGCGCACAGGGCACACAAGGTATACAAGGTATTCAGGGACCTAAAGGCGACACTGGAGCGGACGGACCAGTCGGAACCCCATCACCAGGATCAATTACTAATGCTATGCTTGTAAACTCATCAATATCAATTAACAACGCCCCAGTAGCACTCGGTGCAAATATAAACCTTGCAACTACAGCATATTCAAACGGAACAAATACTGCAAACTCAAATAAAATATTCTATAACACATCTGGAACGCCACCAACTGGCACTGCAGCTGGCGATTTATATATATTCTTTTAGGATAGCATATGACTATAAAAGCATATGATGGAACAACATGGCAAACACAAAAATCATTAAAGATTTATAATGGTTTGTCTTGGTCAACCGCAAAACAAGCATGGATTTTTAACGGAACGAGCTGGTTAATAAATTATCCAGAGTCTCCTCAAAATGTATCTGGAGCATCTATATCCACACTATCTGGAACTGCAGGAAGAATTGGTTGTGTATATATTGCATCGGTAGGTTCATGGAATTCAAATGATGCATATATTCCCACTTCTTATTCGTATCAATGGACAAGAGATGGTTCAGATGTAGCTGGTCAAACAAATAATACTTATACTACAGGTGCAGCCGATGCTGACAAAGTAATAGGTTGTAGAGTAACAGCAACTAATTTTAGAGGAAGTACTCCATCTTCAGCAACTACAGGGCTTCAAATGCTAACACATGTCTCATCTTTAACTGGATCAAATACGACACTAACAGTAGGTTCTCCAACAGTTTCATTTAATCCAAATGGCTTAAGCTATAGCGGATCTTGGAACCTTGTACCAAATGCAACTACCTATGAAACCACGTCTGGAGGAACCGCAGGATCACCTTCAGTAGATTTAGGAAACAGAATATTTAGTGGAACTGGAACTGCAGGAAATGCATCATTTTCAGTAAGAGCGGTAAATACAAATAGGAGGATTTCTTTAAGTTGGACAGCAGCAACTGGGGCAACATCTTATGATCTTTACGTTAACGGAGGGTTTTTTGGAAATGTGGGTAACACAACAACCTATCCATATACTCCACCTGACGACAATGCCAGAAACTTTACCATATATCCTAGATCATCAGGAAATGTTCAAGGCTACGGAGCATCAGTAACATCAACTATAGCAGCACCAGCAACACGAAGCGATTATGGAACAGGATCAGGAAATCTTGTCCAACCTAATGCAACTTCTCCTACATCTGCTAACGCCAGCGTATCTAGCACTAACCTATCCGTATCTTGGAGCGGAGCAACAAATGCAACTAAGTACAGAGTATATTGGGCACAAGGATCTAGCATATCTTTAGATCCAGCCGTATCTTACGATGCCCCAGAATGGACAGGAACTTCTGCCAGCTACAATGGATCATATGGAGAAGGAAATACTTATTATTTTTATATATCAGCATCTGGAGACAACAATGTTTGGACACCGTATGGAGGGTATAAGGCATCAGGCACAGTTCCTGTAACCGCTCCAGGCACTCCCTCTGTATCTATAAGCAGTATTACTGCATCTTCATTTTTAATATCTTGGGGTGCAACAGCTGGCGCTGATTCTTATGCGGTCTCAGTAGGTACGTCACCTGGCGGTAGCAATATATTAAATACGTCTGGAATTACAGACACATCACGTGGTGTTACTGGGCTGTCTGCATCAACTACATATTACGCAACAGTAACTGCTTACAAGAATATATACGGGTTTGGTTCCCCTGGCTCTACATCTGCAACGACTACTCAATCACCAACAATAAACTTTGGGACACCAACAAGGCCAACATTTTATCGAAGCGGAACAACAGTTAAATGGGGAATGGACAACCCATCATTTTCAGGTCCATTCGATCCTTATGGAATAGAATGGGAAGTTGGAAACAATGCGTCTACTGGCAACATCTCATCTGGAAATACAAAAAGTTATAATACCAGCTATATCTCTACTTCAGGACTGGGATCAGTTTGGAACTATATTGTTGGTACTCATGCTGGAGATATTCCTGCAACCTCAAGCCCTAGATATTTAAGATTTAGGATATACGGATATAACACAGTTACTAATGCGTTTGTCGATGGACCGTGGTCACCATGGTCACTCTAAGGAATATGATATGATATCTAAAGAAGAAAAGATTTTTATTATAGATGGTTACCTAAAATCAAAAGGTGCTGAAAGAATTATGTTGAATGATAGGATTACTCCTGACTTAACTCAGGAGGAGCTTGCTGAAATAAACCTCAGCATAGAGTCAATAGATCAAAAGATTCAAGCCATTGAGTCTGAAAGAATAAAAATAGAAGAAGGAGAATAAAATGCCAACATATACAGTTCTAACAAATGATGAGAAAGCAGCAATTGCTCAAGCAGAAATTAGAAATCTAGAGTATCAGATGTATACACTTGAAGTAAGACTTATCGCAGAAAATGCAAAGTCAGACCCAGATGAAACAGCTGTTTCAACTTTAACTACATTAATTGCTGAAAAGCAAACACAAATAGCAGCACTTTAATTAAAAGAGGAGGATGGAATGTCATATAAAAATAGAGTCTTAAACGACTTTCCAAACTCATTTTATTTATTAGATGAAGTGCAGTCAGGTGCTACTGACACATACACCGAGCTGTTATCTCAATATGCAACATACCAGGCTTTAAAAGATAGCGGTATCACATACGGACAAATAAGCGGTCTAGAGATATATGACTACTCAGGTAGTTTAAATAATGGTACCGCTTCCTTTGCATCCACAAAAGAGATAATGCCTTTAGTGACAGGATCCGTAAGAGGAACTGAGCTTTTGACATCAACAGTAATTAATTATAGCCCTAAAGGAATTGCAACAAAATACTATAAAGATAATTCTTTTTCTATAGAGGCATGGTGTGCACTTCCAGGTTATAGCACAAGCACAACAATAGTTGGAGATGTCACTAATAACATTGGAATATTTTATCAGAATGGTAATATTATATTTAAAGTCGGGGCTAATCAAGTTCAGGCTACAGTATCAAATTCTGAAGTAGTATATATAGTTGCCATATTTCAAAGCAATATTTTGTCGCTATATATAAACGGATTAATTGCTGATGCATTAGAGATAGACTCATATAAGTTTTCTAATGAGTTAGTTGCTTTTCAAAGTGGACCAGCATCTGGAAGAGTTGTAGTAGACTGTGTTGCATTTTATAGATATGCACTATCTGGAACTCAGATATTAAATCATTACTCTGAGGGAACTCAAGAAGTAAATATATCTCAAATTGTGGCAGCAGATAATGGGTACCTATTTAGCATGAACACGGAATCAATTAGACCTAAGTTTATATACTCATACCCAACATCAAAGACATGGTACGAGGTGGCAACGGGAGGAATCTCAATATCTGATGACAATTCATTTATCTATATACCAGAAACAGAAACTTCAGCAACGGCATCATTTACATTTACTGACTACTTCATTGTCCCAAGCTATTTAAATATCGATACATCCCAGATCCACTGGAGCAATGATGTAACTGGAATTCTTGTAGAGGCCAGCATCGATAATATTACTTGGCGGACATGCAAGAATGGAAGTCCTCTTCCTTATATCAATAAGAACGATAATCAATTTTCAGAGATAGTTTATTTAAGGATAACTCTATCCTCTGCAGATACAAGTAAATATCTTCCAATTCTTAGATCCCTAGAAATAGCCTTCTATACTGGAAAGAACTTTTATAGCGACAACTCGGGATATTATGTATCCTCTGCATATGACTACTCTCTACCCAAGGTTAATAGCAAGACCCTTTCTTATAATAAATACAATGGGCTTGTTATGTATGACGGACATGGATTCTCATTGAATTCTATTCCCGCCGTTTCTTGCATAGAGATGATATACACCCCACAGTATAATCAGAATGTCTTATTTTCAGGAGCTACTAAAAAGTACGAGTGGGATAATACGGGGCTAATAACAAAGACAGGGATCTCCTCAATTTATGTCAATGGCATAGATAGGACGGCGGATACAAATGTCTGGAACTTCCTAGTAGTAGATACCCCACACCATATTGTAATAAATCTAACATCAACAGACACCAACATAAAATTTAATCAAAATCAGAATGACTCCAAGTCTGGGCTGGGCCATATGTATAACAATGTAGCCGTATATGAGAGCACCTTGTCCGTAAATCGGATATTAAACCATTACCTGCTATATACTGGGAATACAATTAATCAAATAAATGACACATCCTTTTCTATAGTAGAGTCATCTTTAGGTGACGATTCGACCCCATTCTTTATAACCGTGGTAGAGCCAGAGTCAGTTACCATATAGTTTTGTCCATCTGATGTACAAACTCTAGACTTTAGCACGAAATAATGGTATGATTTATGTCTATGGATATGAGCAAAGCTAGATATAACATTAATGAAGAAGAATCGATTCTGGGCATATATGTCTGGGAAATGCCAGATGGCAGATGGATTGGAGACGATGATGGGAACTTTCTTTCGATCACGTCCAAAAAAGGTAATAGATCCAACATCGATGCTTTGGCTAGAGAAGTTCGCTCGTTCGGCGTATACGAAGGCGGGCCTAAATTTCTTTCCGCTAGAAGGAAGATTGACGATGAAGAGTTCCAGCATCAAAAGCAAAGACTCGACTGGGGATTAGTTCCAGATCCATACGATATAGGAAACTATAAAGACGAAATGAAGAAACTAGGTGGTTTAAGATGACAGTAGAATTTCTTGGTGAAGATAACTCAGAAAACATTATCGACATATCAAATACAGCAGATTGGTTTTCTTTTAAAAAAGACGAAAAGAATAATGACCCATTTGCAGTAGGCCTAGAAGACCTAAAGAAGTTTAGAGGCTTAGGCTCATCATTTAAGCGCAGAATTAATAGAGAATTCTCAAAGTCTTTTACTGGCATAGATGAAACAGGAACACAACAAAATCTACTTGCACAAGCCATAACTGGCTATGCAATGTTCGATCTTATTGAGCCTCCATACAATCAAGAATACCTTTCAAAGATATATGAAATTTCAACATATAACTATGCAGCAATTAATGCAAAGGTTGCCAACATTGTTGGCCTAGGATATGACTTTGTTGAGACAAAGAAAACAAACGATGCCTTTGACTCTATTACAGATGATAAGCAATTAGAAAGAGCCCGTAGAAAGTTAAACAAGCTACGCCAAGATGTACACGCTTGGCTAGATACAACCAACGATGAAGATACATTTACCCAGACCCTGATTAAGGTTTATACAGACCTAGAAGCAACAGGAAATGGCTATATTGAAATAGGAAGAACAACAGGCGGAGACATAGGGTATATCGGTCATATCCCAGCAAAGACAATGCGTGTTCGTAGACTAAGAGATGGCTTTGTTCAACTACTATACGGCAAGGCAGTATACTTTAGTAACTTCGGAGACAATGAAGTAGAGAACCCAATCGCTGGTCAAGAAGATCGCCCAAATGAAATTATTCATTTAAAGAAATATACACCAATGAACAACTACTACGGTATTCCAGATATTATTGCAGCACAGGTAGCCCTTGCTGGAAATGAATTATCTGGCCGTTATAACCTAGACTACTTTGAAAACAAGGCGGTCCCAAGATATATCATTACAGTAAAGGGAGCAAAGCTTTCTCCAGAGTCAGAGCGTAAATTGCTTGAATTTTTTCAAGTAGGATTAAAGGGGAAGAATCACAGATCTCTATATGTTCCACTTCCAGCAGATAGCCCAGACTCAAAGGTTGAATTTAAAATGGAGCCTATTGAAGCAGGAAATCAGGAAGGCTCATTTGAGAAATATCGTAAATCAAATAGAGACGAAATCCTATTGGCCCACCGTGTTCCAATTAATAAAATAGGAACCCCAGAGGGAGTTAATTTAGCGGTAGCCCGAGATGCCGATAAAACATTTAAAGAGCAGGTTTGCCGACCAGCTCAAATGATATTAGAGAAAAAAATTAATGCAATATTTGACGAAAAGACAGATGCCCTAACTTTAAAGTTTAATGAATTAACTTTAACGGATGAGGATACCCAATCTCAAATAGATGAAAGATATTTAAGAATGCAGGTAATTACTCCAAACGAAGTTAGAATTAGAAAGGGTATGATCCCTGTAGATGGCGGAGATGAAATGGTTGATTTAAAGCCACAGCAAGCCGCTGACCAAAGGGCAACCGCTGGGAAAACCAGGGCCCGAGATTCCGAAAGGTCTGCAGGTTCTTCTGATAAAGTCGGAGAAGGACGAAATGCCAAAGGCGACGGAAGACAGGTCGACTAAGTCCACTCAACTGTTATTTGCTTTATAGTCTATAACACTATAAAATTAAGCATATGAACATTGAAAAGTCTTTATGGACCAGTGACGGCAACGTTATTAATCTGTCGGTGCCTTTTACTAAGGTTAACCGTGAAAAAAGAACTGTTTCTGGATTCGCTACGCTAGACAATATCGATCAAACTGGAGATGTTGTAACAGCGGAATCAAGCCTCAAGGCATTCGAAAATTTCCGTGGAAACATTCGTGAGATGCATGGATCAAATGCAGTAGGAAAGATGGTTTCTTTTAAGCCAGAAACTTTCTACGACCCAAAGTCAAAAGAGTTCTTCAATGGAGTATATGTTGATGCATACATTTCAAAGGGTGCTCAAGATACTTGGGAGAAGGTTCTAGACGGAACACTATCTGGATTTTCAATCGGCGGAAAGATTCTTGAATCAGATAACGAAGTAAACAAGGCGAATGGTAAGACCGTAAGATTTATTAAGAACTATGAACTAATTGAGCTTTCTATTGTTGATTCACCAGCAAATGAACTTTGTAACATTCTTTCTATTCAGAAAGTAAATGGACAATACATTGCTAAGGGAATTGCAGTAGGCGTAGTAACTGAAAACATATTTTACTGTGAAGACAGTGATTCTGTTTTTATCTCAACAGATAAAACATACGACTCTCCAGTATCTGGAAAGCCAGCGGAATTAATAGGATGGGTTGAAAGCTCAGACGTTAATAAAGCAAAAGAGATAGACAAGATTCTTGATGCATATAAGCATTCAAGATTTACGTTGCCTGAAACACAAACAATTGCAAAACAGGCAAACGCAGAAGGAGGTAATGAAATGTCAGATAATACAGAAAACGTAGTTGTCGAAGATGTTGCAGCAGAGGCACCAGCCGAAGCAGTAGCAGAAGAAACAGCCGTTGAAGATACAGCAGTAGTTGCAGATGATGCAGCTCCAGCTGAAGCTCCTGCAGAAGCAGTAGCAGAAGACGTTCCTGCCGAGACTCTGGAAAAA